TATTTTGATGGGTTTGGCTTCATTCCCTTTTTCGGTCTGCCCAATAACCGCAAGCAATACAGCGACCTGAAGCCCATTAAAGCCCTGATTGATGACTATGATTTGATGTCATGCGGCCTATCCAATAACATCCAGGATGCGAATGAAGTGCTGTATGTTGTGAAGGGTTTCCAGGGTGATGATCTGGATGAAATGATGATGAACATGAAGGCCAAGAAGCATGTTGGCCTTGATGAAGAAGGCGGCGTGGATATCAAAACCATTGATATTCCCTATCAGGCACGGCAAGCAAAATTGGAACTGGATGAAAAGAATATCTACCGCTTCGGCATGGGCTATAATTCTTCTCAGATTGGCGATGGCAATATTACAAACGTTGTAATCAAAAACCGCTATGCCCTACTGGATTTGAAGTGCAACAAGATGGAAATTCACCTGAAGAATTTCTTCCGTAAGCTGCTGAAGGTAGTGCTGAAGGAAATCAATGAGCAGAACGAAACGGATTACAGGCTTTCTGATGTGTATTTCAACTTCAAGCGGGAAGTAATGACCAATGCCGCTGATAATGCCCAGATTGAATATACGGATGCTCAAAGGCAGCAAGTGCAGATTAATACCCTGCTGAACCTGGCAAGCCATCTGGACAATGAAACCCTGATGCAGAATATCTGTGATGTGCAGGATTGGGATTATGAAGAAATCAAGGATAAGCTGCCCAAGCCTGAAGAAAACGATTTGTATTCTGCTCAATCTGCCCTTGATGCGATTGCGCCTGAAGGTGATATGATTGAATAAGCGGGAAAAGGAAGTATTGCAGATTCAGCTTGACAATGAAAAGGCTGTTCTGGACAGGCTGAAAAAACAGTATCAAAGAGCGCTGCATGAAATCAATATCAAAATCAAACTGCTGCAATCGAATGAATTGACCCAATCCAGGATATACCGCATTCAGTATCAAAAGGCGCTGAAGGGCCAGGTGGAAGCAATCCTTGAAAAGCTGCATGGGGATGAATACAGCACGATTCAGGAATATTTGTCTGATAGCTATACTACGGGCTATGTAGGCACGATGTATGATATGGCTGGGCAGGGAATCCCCATTATTACGCCTATCGACCAGAAGGCGGCTGTAAAGGCCGTGCTTACTGATTCCAAGGTAAATAAAGGGCTGTATACCGCTTTGGGCGTGGATATTAACCAGCTAAAAAAAAGCATCAGCGATGAAATCACCAGGGGCATTGCCGCTGGTGATTTTTATGATGTGATTGCCCGGAATATTCGTTTGGCAACTGGCGCACCCCTATCCAGGGTGAATACCATTGTAAGGACAGAAGCCCATAGAATCCAGCAAGCATCGGCAGAAGATGCACGGCAGAAAGCAAAGAAAAAAGGGGCTGATGTGGTAAAGCAATGGGATGCTACTATGGATAGCCGAACCCGTGCCACCCATGCACAGCTTGACGGTCAGATTAGGGAAACAGATGAATACTTTGAAATAGGCGGGAAGAAAGCCATGTATCCCGGCGAATTCGGTGATCCTGCGGAGGATTGCAACTGCCGCTGTGTTGCTACCACCCGTGCCAGGTGGGCGCTTGATGAAGATGAACTGAACATTTTGAAAGAAAGGGCCACTTATTTCAAGCTGGATAAAACCACGGATTTTGATGATTTCAAGAAAAAGTATCTGAATGCTACAAAGGCGAATTAGCGCATGAAAGAGGGTGATTCCAATGCCCTGAATCAACTTACGGTCAAGTAAAAAAAGCGTTGTAAAGGCTGCATTTGCGGCCTTTTTTCATGCCTAAAATCAACTTACGATCAAGTAAGAAAGGATGAATAAAATGATTGATTTAACCCCCCTTGTACAAGCAATTATTGCCCTGGCCGCTTCTGCCATTACTGCTTTCCTGATTCCTTGGCTACGTCAGCGTTTCGGCAATGAAAAGCTGGAAAAGATCAAAGCCTGGGTTGAAATTGCAGTATTGGGCGCTGAAAAGTTGTACGGCGCTGGCCGTGGTGATGAAAAGCTGGAATATGCCGAAGCCTTCCTTGCCCAGCATAATATCAAGCTGGATACTGCTGAATTGATTGCTTTGGTGAATGCGGAAATCAAGAAGATGGAACAGGCTGAAAATGTGGTTGAGCCTGTTCCTCCCGCCGATGTACCTTTCAGCGAAGAACCCGTTGAATAATTCTTAACACAAAAAACAGAAAAGGGAGTTGATACGAACATGGAGATAATTCGCTATTACCAGACGAAAAATCCATGCTATATATCCGGGCGAAAAATCAAGCCTTCCGGAATTGTGGTTCACAGTACCGGGGCCAATAACCCCTATCTGAAAAGATACGTTGGCCCGGATGATGGAATCTTGGGGCAGAACCAATACAACAATCATTGGAACAGCGCAAAGGCAAATAAATGTGTACATGCCTGGATAGGAAAGACAGCGGATGGCAGCGTGAAGGTATATCAAACCCTTCCATGGGATTATCGCTGCTGGGGCGTTGGAAGCGGAAAGAAAGGCAGCTATAACGCTTCCCATATTCAGTTTGAAATCTGTGAAGATAGCAAAAAGGATAAAGCCTATTACCAGGAAGCCTTCCAACTTGCACAGCAGCTTTGTGAATACCTTGCCGAAATGTACGGCATAAAGGAAGAAAACATTGTGGGCCATTATGAAGCGTGGGCCACTGGTTATGGTTCCAATCATTCAGATCCAAAGCCTTGGCAGAAGAAACACAGCGGAAGCATGGCACAATTTCGGGCTGATGTGGCGGCACTTATAAACGGCAATACAAGCCCTTCTGAAACGATTATCAGCAAGGCAGAACAAACACCCGTTAAAATACCCAAACCCGTACAGATAGCCCCGGAAACAGCGCAGAATGGAAGCGTGGTGATACCTATGATTACGCTACGAAAAGGAAGCCGTGGAACACAGGTAAAGGTGCTTCAATGGCTTTTGAGTATGAATGGCTACAATGTCGGCACGGTAGATGGCATCTTTGGAGCTAATACGCAAAAGGCTGTAAAGGTATATCAAACAGCAAAGGGCCTATCTTCTGATGGCGTTGTAGGAAAGAATACCTGGTCTAAACTACTGGCGTAAAGGCTGAATGGCTTTTACATATATACGCCTGGGCAGCGTTATAAGCCTATTCCAAATAGTGAAGCAACCACTTAAAAAGCGTAGAAAGGAATGTGACTATGAATCTTAATGAAATCCTGAAAGCAAAAAATATTGGTGATGATGTAATCCAGGCCATTATGGCTGATATGAAGGCGAATGGAATCTATACCGCTTCCGAAGAGAACCTTGATATCCGATATGGCAAGCTGAAAACCCAAAGTGAAGGCTATTTGAAAGAACGTGATGAAGCCCGTGCCACCCTTGAAGAACTGCAAAAGGCCACAAAGGGCCAGGAAAACTTGCAGCAGATTATCAAGGATCATGAGCAGCGGGAAGCACAGCTTCAGGCTCAATTGGAACAGACGAAGATTGAAGCTGAAATCAAGGTGGGCTTGCTTGCTGAAAAGGCCATGGATGTGGATTATCTCACCTTTTTGTTGAAGGAAAAGGGAGAACTTGCCCTGGACGAAAACGGGAAAATCAAGGGCTGGGAAGATAAAGTTGCCGCCCTGAAAACCCAGAAACCCACGTTCTTTGAATCTGCTGCAAACAAAAAGATTATTGAAAATCGACTTCCTGAAAGCCCTGAAGAACGGGCTTCGGAACCTAAAACCCTTGCGGAAGCATTGCACATGCAATACGAAAAAACAAATTAAGAAAGAAGGTAATTGATTATGCCTATTACTCTGAACGAAATGAAAGTTGGTATGTCCGATAAGGTAACCCAGAAGGTTATCGACCTGTTTGTTCGCCATTCTGAAATCCTGGAACTGCTGCCTTTTGACAACTGCGTTTCTCCTTCTGGCGGCTCCACCCTGACTTATGGCTATGTGCAGAAGAAGCTGCCTTCCACCACTGCTTTCCGTGCCATCAATACCGAATACACTCCTTCTCAGGCAACTGTTGAAAAGAAAACCGTTGATCTGAAGGTATTCGGCGGTGCGTTTGAAATTGACCGTGTTATCAAGGATGCTGAAGGCATGTATAACAACATGGCCCTTCAGGTGGAAGAAAAGGTACTTTCCGCTATCGGCACTTTCCATAATGCCATGATCAATGGTGACTCTGCTGCGGATGCCCTGGCCTTTGATGGCCTGGATAAATTCCTGGTAGGCCAGACTACCGAATACAACACGGGCGATACCCCCATCGATCTTTCCACTATGGCCAAGCTGAAGGAAAACGCCGATGTATTCTATGAAGCGCTGCTGAAGCTGATCAATAGCGTTCATGCCGATGCCATCATGTGCAATGAGGGCATGAAAACCAAGATTCAGACCGTTGCCCGTATTCTTGGTTACAAGACCGAAAGCGAAGAAGCCTTTGGCCGTACCATTACTACCATTGGTGAAGGCAAGGTGCGTATCATTGACCTGGGCAACGTTGTTACCGTAAGCGGCAGCAATGCCGTTGAAACCCCCATCATCAATGTGGATGGTACTGGCCTTACCGATATTTACGGTGTGCGTTTCAACGTGCTTGACGGCTTCCATGGCGTTACCCTGGATGGCGATAAGGCCATTCATCAGTATATGCCTGATTTCAATACTCCCGGCGCTGTGAAGAAGGGTGAAGTTGAAATGGTGGCTTGCGTTGCCCTGAAGAATGTAAAGTCTGCTGGCGTACTGCGTAATATCAAGATTCGCTAATTGAAAGGATGAATAAAAATGGCAAAGACCCCTAATACAAAGAAGGCTGAAAAGGTTTATATCGTTGAAACGCCTGTGAAGGATTATGTAGGCGTTGGCGCTGCTGGCGTTCAGTTTGCCTATGGCAAGGCTGAAGTGAAAGAAGGCTGGGTGCTGGAATGGTTCAGAAAGCACGGTTACAAGGTAACTGAAAAGGCCGAGGAAGCCCCCGAAACTGAAACAGCCGATAATAAATAACGGTGGTGATTTCCTATGATTATGACCGTTGATTTTTTGCGGCGGTTCATTCAGACGGAAGAAGAAGATCAGGCGCTTGAAGCAAGGCTTCAGGCGCTT